GGGACACGGATTGTGCTCGGAAGTTGATTAAATCCGATTGTCATTTAAGACCCCCTTCACTTTTGCCCTTGCCTGCTTTCGCCGACTCAAGCGGTTGTTCTTTGACTTCTTCAATAAGGACGACATCACCTTCGGCAAGTCGTCGATGCCAATAAGTCGAGGACTCAACAACGGCGCCCTCGGCAGGCAACTCGCGGTTCAAATCGGGCATCACGATTTTGAGTCCTTCTTTTGGTTTCACTTTGATTTTCATTTTTCCCAGCCTTTCGTTTTTAAGTTTGTGGCAAATCTATCTTATCCTTAGCGCGATCAACGTCGGTCGATGTTGTCGGCTCGGTTTCCGGCAACTTCCATTTCGTGTCGACGCCTAAGAATGCGTTAAGTTCAAGACCTTCCGGCAATGCGTATTTGATGAACTCAATGTCGTAGTCCAAAATCAACGACCCGATAGGCGTTTGCCCTTCGCCTTCAAACGAATAGCGAGAGCCCGTCAATTGCACACTGTTCGTGATTGGTTTTAGAGTTTCTTCGTTGTCCTCGTTGGCTTCCAACAAGTTTTCGATTTGCTCACCAATGGTTTCGAGTTGTGCGTCCAACTCGTCGTCATTTTTTCCGACACCGATCACTTCAATTTTCAGAGCGAAATTTCGACCGTACCGCTTCGGCGCTTGGTCAAAGAGCCGAACGCGTTCACTATCAGGATAAATAAGAATGGCGGGCAATTCAGTGTGATCGAATTTTGTGGAACGAGACACGAACACGTTTGCTTGCGCATCGGTGTTCCCTTTCAGCAAGTCACGAATGACGTGCCGAATTTTAAGCTTTTGTCGCTCTAGTGTCACGGTTTGCATTCACAACCTTCATTGCGTGAAGCAAAAGAACCGCGCCGCCTTGTCCGTCTTCACGTTTTTCATGAACACGAAACCTTGCACCGCGGACTTCGACCTCATCGTCTTTTTTTAAGTCCCATTCAATCGCGTTTAAATTCACACCAAGTGCCGGTTGATTTGCAGAAATCAATTGCTCGGTCTGCGCATCAACAATTTGAAAATCGTTGTCGAAAACGGCCTGCACTTCAAAGACACCGCCGCCTTGAGGGAAAAATTTTACTTTTTCCCCGAAGGTGTTCATGCCGTGAGTGAGTACGTTATCGACAAGATTTCTAAAATCCATTTGTCACCCAATTAGAACAACAACTTGATGACCGCAGAAGTGTCGCCGTCAACCGACGCAACAATTCCATAGCCAATGTGAGTGTTGCCCGAAGCAACGCCGGTCACTTTTTTCGCCGAGTTGTCCCAATATGCTTTCGCACCTTGAGCAACGGCAGTGCCCGCGCCGGTTGATTTGTCGAGCTTGAAAACGCCGTCAAGAGCAAATTCTTGCTCCGCGCCGCTCAAAACGTCGCCAACCGCAACGCCAAAAAGGGCGCCAACAAGGGCGCCTTGTCCGCTCAAACGGTCATAAGGGGCGGTCAAAGTAACGACACAACCCTCTTGCACAAAATTTTTCATGGTAAGTTTCCTTTCAAAAAGTTTTTTAGTTCATTTTTTGCGGGCCGCCGTTAAGCGACCCGCGTCTCATCCAACCAATTACGCGCCTGCGTTTTTGAAGAACCCGCGATAGTCGAGGGCTTTCATACCGAAGTCATAGGCGATTTTTGTTTCCATTCCGTCGATGTCGAAACCTTCGCGGACAGAAATTTTCGGACCTTGACCGTCGATGCGGGCCATTTCAACCATTGCGATTTTTGATTTGTCGGCCATCAAATACCACGCGGTTGCGGAACCTGCGTCCAAACGAGGCTCTGCAATCACTTGCAGGCGGCCGGCGAATGGGTTCACTTGTCCGTTTTGGTTCGGAGTCACTTGAGAAACGAATTGGTCGGCAATCGTCTCAAGCGCCGTCGGAACAACCAAATAACTTGCGCTCAAGTTGATCGGTTGTTTGTCAAGATCAAGCAAAGAACGCATTTTTGCGCGGCCTTCGCCCAAGCTTGCAATCGAAATCACGGCAGCGGTTCCCAAGTTTCCATGCGTTGCGTGGAACATTGAAAGGCCCGTTTCGGCCATGACCGGGTTGCCAAGAATGATTGCCCAAAACAATTCGTTTTCTTTTTGTTTTGCGCGCATTCCAAGCGACGACGGGATTTTCGTGAAAGCACCAAGGTCGTCATTCATCAAAAGCTTGCGTGTCGCTCCGATGATAAGACCATAAGTTTCAACGGCATATTTTTCGCCGGTTTCAACAAGGCTTCCGCGCTTGAACTCACCGTGCTCGTTCACTTTTTGCAAAGTGCCGCCGTCGGAAAGACGAACGCTTGAAATTTGTTTGAAATCGGCAACGGAAACTTCGCTCACAAAAGGCATGAACGTGCTTGGCGCTTGTTCATAGGCTTTTTGCAAAGATTTGTTGGCGATGTTTTCCAAAACCTTCGGGAAGTCCGAAGAGTGATGCAACGCACGCGCTGCAAGCTCGCTCGGAGAAAGATCATACGCATTGCGCACGCCTTCCATTGCCAAGATTTTGCGAGCCATACCTAAAAGACCGTGAGCGCGCATTTCGCCGTCGCCGTCTTTCAGAGCAAACTTGCTCGAATCATATTGATTCAACAAAACGCGAGTTGCGGCCTCACGTCTTGCAATTTGTTGTTCCATACCTGCCCCCTCAATTCTCACGTTGTTGTTAGTTCTAACTTGGTTAGAAGTTTCTTCCATTTTTGCGAAAATCGCGGCGCGAGCGCCCTCGATTGTCATTTTCACGTCTTTGCAAAGCTCGTCCGCGAAACTCTCTTCGAGTTTTGCAGTGCGAACCGCTTTGCGAATTTCAGCTTGTCGAGTTGCCTCGGCAATCCGAATTTCTTCGGTCTTTTCCGGCGTCACTTGTGCGCCTCGCTCACCCTCTGCACCCGCAGCGGGCGTGCTTGCAGCGGCAGCGCCTTCCGTTGGTGTCGAACCTTCGGCTTGTGCCGGAGTTTCGGTTGAGGGGGAAGCGGGGGTTTGAGTTGCATCGTCGGCGGCACGTGTGCCGTCTTGATTTTTCTTTCCCATACTTTCCTCTCTTTCGTTGTTTGTTTCTAAAACACACTCATTTGTTGGCGTTCCCTCACGAAGTTGCAAAACTCCGTCTTCCCCGCGGGCCTGCGCACCCGCATCGGCCGGAATGCCGACAAAACTTAGTTCCATTGGTTCCCAATCAACTGCGCGATAGATTGGGGTTTCGTCCGCAACATCTTGGCCCGGGGGCATATTTTGCTTTTCAAAGCGGTGCACCCGATAGCCGACTGAAATGTTGCGAATAATGCCGGTTTCAATGTCGCGCACGATGCCGGCAAGTTCTTCACGTTCGGACAAACGCACGGTCGCATAACCAATGCCGTCCTTCACCCATGCGCGTTCAACGACGCCGATCACGTCGCGCAAGTCCCAATTTGAATGATTGTTGAGAAGAGGCGCGCCGCCGTTAAGGCGGTCCATGCGAATTGCGGCGTCGGAAACTTCGAGTTCTTCATAATACGGTTCACCGAACCAAGGCGAGCGAAGAACTTTCGCACCCGTCGTCCAAGAAACGTCGACGGTTCGTTTTTCTTTGTTGAACGTGCCGGGTGTGAACCCTGCGCGCACGTCAAACAAAGGCAAATTAGCTTTGCGTTTGATTGTTTTCATTGTTTTGACTCCCTTGAAATTGTTTCGGCGCTTGTTCAACGGACGCGTCACTTGTGAGCTTCAATTGATAAGTGTCGATCATTTTTTTGTCTTTGGCATATTGAGCAAAATGCTCTTCCGGGTCTTTTCCGAGAGCCATAAGCTCTTCGGACCATGTTGAAAGGCCGGCTTTGATTGACGCCTCGGCCGCTGCGATTTCTTTTGTTGGGTCAATCATTTCACGACGTGGCGGCGTATGAACCGGCGTCATTTGTGAAAAATCTTTTCCTAAAATTTTGCAAACTTCAATGAAATCGTCGACGACACTGGCAAGAAAACTGTCGACGACTAATTCTTTGCGCCACACTTCAAGGTTGCGCATGAACTCAATCCAACCTAAACGCGCCGAAGAGAAATTCACCTCGGACAAATCGCCGGTGAGCACTTCATAAGAAAGCCCAAGACCTGCGGCAACCGAACGAAGCACGTTTTTTGTGAATTGGTCATAGTTGGCAACTTCCGGCGGCGCTGAAAAGGTGACAGTCTTTCCGGTTGGCAGAAATTCAATTAAACCGGGTTCGACTCGCTCCGAAAGATCGGGACTTGTCGCTTTGTCCCCTTCATTTGAGTCAAAAACGTCGGCCGAAATGTCTTGAACAAAGGCCGTGAAGCACGCAGCGATCTTTTGGCGCATCAATTGTGCGTCTTCATAGTCGTCAAGGTCCTTCAAACGGACCATAACAGGGGCCAACCAAGGCACCCCGCGGGCCTGTCCGGGCCGCTCTTGGCGGAAAATATGGCGAATTTCAGAGGCCGGAACCCGCTTAGAAACGAGCGAAGTGAGTTGATTTTGCTCATAAAAAGCGCCCGGATGTTGCTCAAAAATCCAATATGCGACCCTTTTTCCGTCTTGGTCGAACTCAATTCCTTGAATAATGGTGTTGCCATTGGTCGTTTGGAACTGCGTTTTGTCGGTGTCGAGAAAATCAGCCTCTAAAATCTGGTATTGCAGGGGAAAATCGAGCTTTCGATTGAAGCGTTTGCGAATTAAAATTTCACCGGACTCGGGCACGGCTTGCATAATCATTCTTTGAAAACCAAAGATGTCATACCGGCCGTCAAAATCAAAAACCTTGGACTCTGCCCAAGGTTTCCATAGTTCTTCCGCGGGGTTTGTTGGCGCGTCGGAATTTTTATCACGAAATTGAGTTCGAATGCCTTTGCCAACTGTATTTGTTGCGATCGCTTGAAGCCCGCGGGCCGCAAACGGGTTGTTTCTTTTCAAATCACGGGAACGGTTGCGAAGAGTTTCGAGGCTTCCATAAATGGCCGAATTTGCCGAGGTTGAGTCTGTTCGCCAATTGCGCATTCGTTTTGATTTTGATGCGCCTTCATATTTTCGGACCTTAGCCCAAGGGTTTATCCGATGCCAAAAGCTTTTTTTCATTCGTCACCTAGACCTTTTGAGTGTCGGGCGACTTTCCTTGTCCCGCCGAAAAACCCTTTTTCGCCGCAAGTCTCATCCATGCCGAGTTTTTTGCGGAGTAAAGTCCGCACGCGCATCATTTCTTCGAGGGAACGATAGGTGACTTCTTTGTCGGTATACTTGACGGTTTGCACGCCTTGAAGGATTGCGCTCTCAAGACTTTCGAGCGCCTCAATTGTGAATGGCGTTTGATATGTTTTTGAACTCAAGTTTTCCCCTCACCAAAACGAAGACTCACGACGGACTCTTCGTGCCCCACGAGACGCGACGTTTTTTTCATTGACTTGTCGTGTTTCGTTATCAGTTTGTGAAGGTTCATTGACTTTTGCAACAACATTTTTTTCGGCGGGCGGGGTTTTGGGTTTCTTGAAACGGTCGAGCCCTGCCAATGACGCGGCGGCTCGTGCATAAATTCGGCAGTCAAGTGCTTCGTTCCGTTCACGTTCTTTCACCCATTCCGTGTGTGCAAAACCCCTTCGATTTTTTTTGATGAGCAATCTTTCCGCGGTGAGTTCTTTGAAATAGTCTTCGCCATATTCGGGGAAGTGACAAAAACCCGGCGGCGTTTCTTGCTCGGCTTCCGGCACAAGAAACTTGAGCCAAGAATACAGTTCGGATTTTAAAAGTGAAACACCAATTGCAAAAACTTTTATTCCCCGTCTAATGGTCTTGCCCGAAAGCTTCACGTCGACCGCTCGCGGTTGCCCGACCATGACGCTCAAAGAGTCCATACCTTTGATCGGTATGACTCGCGTGATTGGATAGCGCCGGCAAAAGTTGTAAACGTGTTGTGTGTTATAACCCGAGTCGACCGCGACCATTTTCACCGGCATCGTGCCGCCGTCTTCGCGGGTGAACTCTTTGTCAATCACTTGCGCGAGCCCGTTCCACGGCGAGTCGTTCACGCCAAAAGCAAGCGCGGTGTCCCCTAAACAAACACCCATGTCGATCGACCACGACTCGCGGTTGTGGCCCCAACCCACGACTTCAAAATGCAGTCGATCTTTTTGAACGTCGACGCCCATAGTGAGAAATTGAACTTGTTTCGGCACGGTTCCGATTTCATATTTTTCACGGCGTTGATATAGGTTTTTCCATTCCGGCGCGTCGCCGACTTCTTTATAAGTCTCGCCCAAAATTGTGTTGTGAAACGCTTTTAGCTTTTCCGTTTTGCGGTATTTTTGAAACTCGTTGTCGGCCTCTTCTTTTGCGGCCGCAATTTCTTTCCAAGAAAACCAACCTATCGGCGAGTAAAGCGCGGACAAATGGAAGCCAACGACCCCGCTTTCTGCGGTTGCCTGCCATTCGCCGTCGGCAAACATTTTAGTTTTGAAGCGTTCTTCAATTCCGACTCCGCACCCGCCGGTTTCGCCGTCACAATAATAAAGAACCGACTCGGGTTTTCCGGGGGTCCATTGAAGGTTTTTAAATTCCAACTTTTGTTTGTGACCGCAATGAGGGCAAGGGACGAAATAAAAACGCTTATCGCTGATTTCAAATTCGTCATCAATCTTTGATATTCCGTCAATCGTCGGCGTTGAGACAAGAAACGCTTTTCGACGTGAGAAAGTTCTAGACCGCGCAAGCACAAGCGACACCGGGTCGCCTTGTCCCTCAACGTCCAAAGGGAACTCGTCAAGTTCGTCGAGCATGACAAATCGGGCGGGCATTGATTTCAACCCGGCCGCGGAGTTCGCCCCGGCCAACGCCAATGTCCCACCCGGAAAATCTTTGAGCAAAATTGTTGTTGAAGAGTCCCGAGACTTTTTTGCCCGGACCTTTTCGTTGAGCCGCGGACACTCTTCAATCAATGGTTCAATCCGTTGCCGCGAAACTTTTCGCGCAAGATCAACCGTTGGAAGCACGAGCATGAAAGGTCCCGGCGCATAGTCCATGACATAGCCGAGCCAATTGTTGCCGCTTTCCGTTCCCCCAACCTGCGAACCTTTTTTGAACACAACTTTTTGTGCCGGGTGAAAGATCGAAAGACAGTCCATGATTTCTTTTAAATACGGTGTGCGGCTTGTGCGCCACGGGCCGGCTTCGCTTGACGCTTTCTTGGAAAGAACGCGGTGTTGATCGGCCCATTCGCTCACTGATAAAATCGGGTCGGGTTTTAAAACTTCGGCGGCAAACCTGTTAAGCAACGACGCGTGCATTCAGTAACCTTGAAAGACCGTCGAGCGCGGCGTTCAATTCCTTATAAAGTTTGGTTTCCATTTCAACGATGTCGGTGCACGCCATGAGTTCGGGCGCGGCTTTCGCCGGCACGTTCAAAATGTTTTCTCGAATGGCCGTGCAAATCTTTTGCACCTCTTCTTTGACTTCTTTCACGTCAACCAATCGGCCTTCGAGTTCCGCAACTTCCAATTCAAGCTTTCGTGCTTTGAGTTCTTCCGAGCCGGCTTTCGCCGAACGATAACGGTCAAAGTTGTCGGTGCCGGCATAGGGAACCTTTTCAACTTCGACCTCTTGGCCCTCGATCACTTCTTTTTTAAATTCCGACTTCGGAAGAGGCGGCAGCTTTTTATCGAGCGGGCTTTTGCCTTTGTGTTTTTCGTCCGCGGCCGCGGGCCCAAACATTTCGTCAATCACGTTGGGCGCCGGGGCCGCAGGGGGCGGGGGCGCAATGTTTCTTTTGAGCAAGGCCGCGGACTGTTCGGCGCTTTCACTGCGACGACGCGCAAACTCTTGGTCGGCGACTTCCGAAATAATTTTCGGCCGCTTCAAGTTTGAACGGTCAATGGCGTGTTCCGGTATGGAACCCCGCTTTATTCTTTCTTGCAGTGTGGCAAGAGCGATGCCCTGCATTCGGGCATACTCTCTAAACGAAACTAACGGCACCCCGCCCCCTTTAAATGAATAATATGCGGGAATGACCGGGCCCTGTCAATTTTTCAGGGTGCTCAAAAACAAAAACCCCGGGGATTAAGCCGAGGTTTGAGACCTTTTTAAGTTTCGCCAATCGGAAAAGGCACCCTGATTGAACACCCGAAACCCGGTGTCTAGAGCCTAACGGCATACTCTCTAGAGTTCACTGCCCCGCCGAAGCGGGCGGCCGTCGAAATCGAAATCAGCTTTCCGCATGACGAAAACGATTGCAACTTTTTTCTTTGCGCCTTTGCGCACCGAGCCGAATTTATGCACGCCGTGTGCATAAACCTGTGGAGCGTGTGGATAAGTGTGCCGGGTGTTCCCGGTATTCCCCCCTAAAACCCTTGCGCGCAGCGGACTCCGCGGCATTTGTGACAGGGGTCATAAAACCTTCAAAAACTACGCGATTTTTGCGCGCCGTGCCGGGGGCACCTTAAAACTAACGTGGAAGGACCCATAAACAATAGGTTCGATTTGAGTGTTAGAACGTATTAGATTGAAACAAAATGTGTTTCAAATTCATAAGCTCTTGATTGGAATAGAAAACATTTGGTGAAAGCCTGCGTTTCTTAGCGTTGCATTGGTTACACAACACCACTGCATTATGTGAGCACAAAGGCTTGTCGTGTTCATTGTGATCTATGGTGAGTTGCTCTTGTGTGCCGCATTTAAAACATTGGCCTTTAAAATTTCTAAATACATTCCAAATTTCTTTTGTGGTTATTGTTTCGGCCATGCCTTTATGGCGTCCCCGCAAATGAATTTTGCGTTTCTTAATGCAAATGCGACATTGATTGGACAACCCATCTTTTCTTTTTCTATCTATGGAAAACAGTCTGATTTCTAAGAGTTGTTTACAAGTGCAACACAATTTCATTTTGGGGGTTGTATCTTAGAAAGAAGCCTTTGTGTACGGTATTCCAATTCGTGCATGAAATTCTTTTGAAAGATTTCGGCCCCTCTTGTCTGCAATCGAGAGCCGAGCTTTTTCTTTTCGTTGAGCAATAGCGCACCCAATGACGGTGCGGTTTGCATGAGCAAATGGCCTTTTGTTTTCTTGTCCGCTTTCATAATTTGCAGGCCCTTGGATGCGGTCTTGGTGATAAACCCCCCTGCAACAACAAAGCGTTTTCCGGGTGCAACCTCAACACGCACTTTCTTTCTGCGCTTCACGGGAATGCCCTTTTGTGGTGTGACGGCTTTTGCCCCTCTCACGAAATCAATCAATTGCAGGCCCCTTGATTGGAACACCACGGAACCACTAAGGGCCCTTAGCCCCTTGCCCCCGGCCTTATCAATCCAAATGTATTTGTTTTTCAAAACGCTTGATTGGATGCGCATTTCTTTTTTGATTTCGATGACACTCTCTTTTCGGAGTGACGTGAGGGTGCGGTTGATCGAAGTGCGGGCGGCTTTGAACACTTCATTTTTCTTGAGCTTGTCAAAAACCTCGTACCCTTGAGCGATGTTTTCAGTGATTTCGACTTTAAAGCTCATGTGCCCCCCTAGATTGAGCGCCCTGTAAACCTAGGGCGTCCCCAAGGTTGCCGCTTCCGTCGCTTTCTAAGGGCAATCCCGGTCGATCACGCCGGGTTCTAGAAAGGCAGTCCGTGGAAACGGGGTCTTGGGTTTATTGTGCGGCGTTCAAAACATTTCGTCGACAACTTTTTTCAATTTGGCCTTTTCTTTTGGCGTCAATTGCTCTATGGCCGATTTTTTCACGACCTTTCCGCCCTTGGCCGCAGCAATTTCTTTTTCAACTTGTGCGTCAATCCATTTTTGGAAGGTTCCGTGACGCTTGGCGATCAAGTCGTGTTTTTTAGGTTCAATTCTAACTGAGCGAGTTCGTTTGACTTCGCTTCCAGTTGCTTTTCGCATGGTTTCACCTCGAATTTGATAAAATCTTTCAATTGTTCCAAGGGGCCGCCGTCTCTGCAATCCATGTCAATTCCAAGTTCGCTGAAAATTCGCTCGACAATGGTTTCAGCAGGCCCAACCCACATTGTGTCCGTTGCTTGTTCGCAGACCGCAACTCCGATTTCGGCAAGTGAAACACAAAAGGGCCGCATTGCTTTTCTATGTTCAAGCTCGATCACGTCAAGAAATTTCTCGATGTTGCCTTCAAGATTGTGTCCCGACGTGGTTGAAAGAAAAAATTGCAGTTGGTTTTTCAGTTCGGTGCGGTTCATGCAACCCCCTTGGTGTTTTCCGGTTGTGGTTTCTTTTTTCTCAGTATTGCGGTCGATTTACATTTTGGACAGTTGAAATAAAGGCCGCCGAAGTGCTCGTCTTTGCAGCGAATAACACGCTCGGCGTTTTTTGTGGCGATTTCATGTTTGCATGAACAAGTCTTAAGCTTCATTTCACTTTTCCTTCAAGATAAGCAGAATTAAGCCAATTGCAATTTGCTTCACACTCTTCTTTTGTCCAAATTGGGCTCATGACCATATCGGCGCGGTTTATTGAGCAAATTTTTCCGTTTGTTGACTCAATCCAGTGTATGAATTTTTGTTGGAGTTGCCCGTCGATAACAATTTGAATTGCAAAACGTCCGTCCGGTCGTTCAAAAGACTGAAAAGTTACTTTTTTCATAAATAGACCAACCTTGTGACATAACCTTCGCGGCAAATTTTTAGCGGGTCTCGGTTTAATTTCTCTACATATTTTTCGGCAGCGGCACGACGTTTAAAAGTTTTTAAGGCTTTATCAATTTTATAATTGCCGTGTCCTGTCCAAGCAAATACGCCAATGACGGCGCGCCCGCTTGAAAGCGCATCGGCATCACTTGCGATTCTCTCTGCTTTGCATAAGGGACAAAAAGTGCTTTCATATCCGTGAAATTGACAATTAACCATTTAACACCTCAATTTTTATGATTTGCCAATTTAAAGCCATTGCGCGCAATTTAGCGTCGGCTTCTGTTTTTATAATTTCTTCCCATTGAGAAATTTTGGTTACTTTTTTGCGGCCTTGTTTTGTTTGATATTGGCTTTGAAAAGTTACTTTCAACATTTTATCGCCTTTCGTTGTGTTCATATAATAATTATGCAACACGAAATAGAAAAACGCAACACAAAAAGAAAAGTGTCTCATATAGAGCCGCAACCATTAGGGCGCGTGACTTCCCATTCATACCCTTGCACGCAACCGCAGGCTCAACACCTGCGATCTTAGGGAACCGTCGCTTGACGGTTGGCCTTGGTTCTATATGAGACCCGCCGTTTCATAACACGTTTAAGCTGATTTGCAACACTATTGGAAAAATTTGCAAGGTGTGGTGCGGGCCGGGGCTTTCTAGGCCCCGTTAGCCTTTCCGCCGTGAACACGTTGGAATGATTTAAGGCACCCGCTCAAAAATCGTCTCGGCTTAACGACTTTTGTTCAAGTCCAGAAATTCGCTCGCCATAGCCTGCGAGCAATAGCGCGTCCATGACGCCTTCGTGCATTTTTCCGTTTTTGTTTTTTGGAATTTGGTCGTGGAATTTTTTGAAGAGCCGTTCAACGGCGATTGTCGACTTGGCTTTTGGTTTGAGGTCTTTTGAAATTCCGTCGTGCATGACCTTCGCCCATTTCGAGGGCTCAACATATGTGACCGGAAAGTTGGAAAGCAAAATTGCGATTTCGAGCGCCGCGAAGCTTCGGCCATAATTGAATGCGCCCGTCGTGCCCATGGCGCCGGCGTGGGCGCGCTCCAAAAACACTCGCGCACCTCGGCGGTTCAAAAGCTCTCGCACTTTTTGAAAATCAACATCTTTGGTGCCGTCGGCCTTGAGGGGCATCACGGCCCATTCAAAAAAATCGCCTTCCAACCAAACGAAGGCGCCGGCCTGCCCGGGGTCGATCGCTAAAACCATGAACCCCCCAATTTCTTAAATGGTCTTAAATCCAAGACGCGGCGCAAAGTCGCTTCGGCGCAAAGTTGATTTCGTGTTTCATTTTGTTTGTGTTGCGTTTTGACTGTGCTTAGTTGAACCCTGCACAAACGCTTCAAAATTCTATATATATTCACCCTATACCCTCTTATATATATTTAAAAAATATACTAATAAATAAAGAAAAACCCAACACACCCAACACAAAAGCTTTTTTCCTTAACGGCTTTGCGCACTTAAGCCGTGCCGGGTTGCTCGAAAAAACCCGGCACACGTGCCTAGTTAACTAGGCTCAAGAGCTTCGATTCGTCCGTGAAAATATATGCGTCCGCGTCAAATTCAGCTTGCTCGGTGAGCCCCAAGGTTCGACAAAACTCTTTGCGCGCCCAAAGCGGGTGAATTTCGAGCACCGGGCGAGGTTTACCGGATACACGCATTCGCTTTCTTTGGTTGTTGTCGATGCCAAAATAAGCCCCGGTCTTGCGCCAAAACGTCTCGGCCGAGAGCCCTTTTTTATAAGTTTTGGTGCGGTTCGCATACATAAGGAACTCGGAAAATGCGACTTCTTTGAGCAAATGCCGGTCATCAATCCAAAGTTCCCGCGGCTCGTAGTTCCAAACATGGTTCCAAAACTCGGCCTCAATGCCTTCGCTCGCGATCTTGGCTTGGTGCCCCTGCCCGTCATCAAAAATCGGCAGTTTATGGGCCTCAAAGTGCGCGATGTCGCGTTTGAGCAAGTGATCGAGCACGTGTTGGGCAAGCGTTCCCTTTTCCAATTGGTCGGCAAGAGCTTTGAAGAACGCGTGCTTTTGCGCGAACGCTTTGTTGACCTCAAAAACAACATAGCGCCGATTTGAGCGTTCGATCGAAACGGCCTCGGGGTTGTTGGATGCGATCGCATAGCGCGAATAATTGTTGACCGCGAAGCGGCCGCCGAATTTTTGCTCGACGGTCATTTGCTTGGAACCCGTGAGGTTCTTCAAAATGCCGTCCTCTTCTTTGTCACCGCGCCAACTTGCCTCGTCGATAAAAGTTAAGAACTTGCAGGCTTGCTCATAGTTGAAACGCTCTTTTAAAATCGAAGAGCGGTTGATTGTGTTGTGGAAGTTCCCCAAGATCACTTTCATAATGCGATCGAAAAGAAAACCTTTTCCCGTCCCTTGGTCCCCGATGAGCACCGGCACCAATGAGCAACGCTCATGCGGCCGTTGCACGATATGCGCGAGCCAATCCAAGAGCCAAAGCCCCTTGTCCAAATTGCCCGCGGCAACGCCGTCAAAGATCAATTGCAAGAAAAGCGAAACGTCGCCATGAATGGGCGAACACGGCAGCGGCGACCAAAGATTGAGCGCGCCCGGCTCGTCCCTATGGTTGAAAATCACTCGCGAGTATTCTTGCCGGCGAGCACTCTCGACCCAAAGTTTGTTGATCTTGGTGAACTCGGCCCGCCAACCTT